CTGTAATATTAGCTGCTGGAATAGCTGTTAGATTAGCTGCACTACCATCACTATTCAGTAGTGTGCCTGTAGCATCAGGTAGTGTTATCGTTCTATCCGTACTCGTATTCGGAGCAGTAACTGTCAGAATACCTGTTCCTGAAGCGTGTCCTTGAATTTTTACTTTAGCCATCTATATCTCCTATACGATTACCCAAGTGCTACCAGTTGGTACTGTTACACTTATGGATGAATTGATTGTAACTGGGCCGGCAGTCATTGCGTTGTTACCACTTGTAATACTGTAGTTGGCTGCTATCGTGTGTGCGTGTTCATACAGACCTTTGTCTGTGGTGTTTCCTCCACCTACTGCTGCCCAAGCACTTCCATCATAAACCTCTGCTGAAGTGTCTGTGGTATTCCATCTTATGTAACCTGCAGCTGGTGAACCATCTCTCTGTCCTGTCGTACCAGCAGGTAATTTAGCAGAACCAGTTGCGGCTGTCCTATCAACTAATCCAGTAATTCCATCCAGTAAGTTTAATTCAGCACCTGTGGAAGTTATAGCAGTACCACCAACTTCCCAAAGGTTGGCAGTTAAATTCGGTTTGATGGCTGTAGTGCCATCTAATAGGTCATCAATCGTGTCTAAATCTGCATTGAGTTTCGTTCCCCAAGTATCGTCACTAGCATCTACTTCAGGCTTTACTAGACTAAACGTGGTTGTTGTTGTATCTGCCATCTTATCCTCCTGACAAGGTTACTGTTACTGAAATTGTAGGTGCAAATGCACCACCATGAGTATACGTTGTTACATTGGTGTTGCCAAGTGAACTTCCTATAGCTCTCGTATTATCGTAGCTACCTCCACCTCCACCACCTGATGAACCTGTAACTTGGATGCGTATGTCTGTATAACTAGATACTACTGAACTAGCATCGACTGCTGTGTACCAACCCTGTGCATGTCCACCACAATCTCCTCGACCTGTATGTACACCACCACTTGGTTCAGCTCCTGCAATCTCAACCTTACCTGCTCCATCATATTTAACATATAAAAAATGGTCTATACAATGCTGTCTAGAATCTGTATAGGTGACATCATCAAGTCCTTGTTCCCAAATCTCTGTTCCATTGAAATAGACCTTATCGACAGATGTACCATTGAAGAATACTTCCTTTGTTCTGTCTATGTCTGTACTGTTAAATTCTATTCCCATTATGATGTCGTTATGTATAAATTACCTCCACTCACCCACATCTTAGCCATTCCTTTAACTGTTTGAGCAGTATAAGGAGTAGCGGCTTCTACGAATGCTGTAGTAGCAATCCTTGTAGAGTTGTTACCTGCTGACTGTGTAGGTGCTACTGGATTCCCTGTAAAAGTTGGACTTGCCAACGAAGCTTTCGCATCTATTTGTGCTTGGATTGATGATGTTACTCCATCAACATATCCTAATTCTGTTCCTGTAAGCGTTGCAGGTGCGCCATCTAAAGAGTTGAGTTCTGTAGCAGTCGCTGTGACTCCATCCAAGATGTTTAGTTCTGCTACTGTAGAAGTGATACCATCCAATGCATTGAGTTCTGCTGCTGTTGAGGTTACTGCGACTCCACCGACTTGCCATTGACCAGCAGTCATGTTTGGTTTTATTGCTGTTGTACCATCAAGAAGATTGTCTAGTGTATCGAGTGTGGTATTAATTTTTGCTCCCCAACTCGATTCCGATGCACCCACTTCAGGCTTTACTAAACTGAAGGTCGTGGTCGTTGTGTCAGCCATTATCTACTCCTAAAAAGTTCCTTTCCATACTCGAAGTTTATCAAAATCGCCACTAAGAATCTTCTTTCTAATGATGTCTTTCTTAGCTTGAGTATCACTCCATTTAATACCTGCTTCATCACACCACATCTTGATGATGTGAATTGGTATCGTTCCAACTAGCTTATTATGACCAGTTATACCAACCTTTGCTTGTCTGAGCTGTTCTGCCCTTTCAAGTGCAGGGTTGTTATCGTATGTACTCTCGACAATTATCTTATCATTTTTTGTGTCGTGATGTACTTGTTCTTTAATCTTCATTTCATAATCTTTCCTTTTGTAAGGTGGGGAGCTTAACTCAGACTCCCCATCTTAATGTTACCTTAAAAGTGTGGGGAGCATTAAGGAGGACTCCCCACATCGTTATTCTACCTCATTACGAAGTAGAACAGTCTGCTAACATTCCTGATGCCTTATCGTTTTTAGAAACGAGAGTCAACTCAGTCACCACTTGACGAGTTGAGTTATCACCAGTTTTAGCCAGTTCAACGTTCTTAGTACCTCTAAGAACAGCGACTGCCCACATGTCATTCTGCATGACGAAAACGTCACGTCCACGATTTTCACGAGTAGGTACGAACTCAATAGTACCCCAAGGTGTTACATAAACATCCAAAGATTTAACAACCTTTGCATCACCTGCCTGAACAGTTGAGCGTTGGTTATTGTTACCTGTGAATCCTAATGCAACATTCATCTGAAAAGCACTCAGATAAACACTATCAGGTTTACCACCCTTTTCCCATACAGACTGTAGAGTTGAATCAAAGTCTGTTTGAGTCAATGCAGTTTGAGTTCCATCTGTACGAGCATTAGAACCTGTGCCATTAGCGTGTGCGCCACCTGAACCCATGTTTTGGATAGTGTTAGTAAACCAACATGGCGCTCCTGCTAACTCACGAGCTGCTGATGCTGAACCAGCTACCCTTGCATTGTTGTCAAAGAGTGCCTTCTCGATGTCGAGTTTTTGCTCTTTAGCAATCTTCAAAGTCTGATATGCCATTTCTGAAGCCCGCCCGGCTTTGTCCAGCCCTGAGTCGGTATCAGGAATAACCACAGCATTTTTAAAGATTTGTGTGTAATTCCCCAGCCGAGTAGTAGCAACTCTTGCTTCAGCAGTTGTTGCGTCACCCTCGATATGAGCATTAGCAGCAGATGAACGAAGTGCGTCCGTTTGCCACTCATGGTATGTGTTACTTGCTTTTACTTTCTTACAGCCTGAGTAGAAAGGTGTTTCTTCAGGGGAGATGTCATAAATTACGTTCTCCAAGTCCTCACGAATACCCACCGCATCATAACTGTCGAAAGTATTTGATGGCTGCGCCATAATATTTCTCCATTTAAGTTTGCATAATTAAACCAATAGCATCTTCCACGCTACCAGTTTCCCTTAGTTTTGCCTTTTGGCGAGAACGAATTTTGGCATTTGGCATAGCTGTCTTTTTAGCTCCAGGTCTTACCACAGGTTTCGCAGACTGAGTTTTCACTTTAGCCTTTGTCTTGCCTGAAATAATATCCTGATACCTTTGAGCATCTAGCAAGACTTTGATAGCTCTTGCGTCAGTTATTTGTTCAATTTCACTATGTGTATAACCATAATGATTTTTCCCAGTTTTAACCAATCTATCCTTTAGTTGCTGACCTTTCTTTTCATCGGCAAATATAGGAATATCCTTCTGTAGAATTTGCATTTGTTCTTTTACATAAGCATTATGAGCGTTCTGCGAGGCTTCACTATTTTGCTGTGAAATCTGTTGAAGCTGTGCCATTTGATTATTATAAGAACTCATCTGCTCTTCATACTCAAGGTTTTTCTGCATGTACCCAATAGGGTCTGCGTCAAACATTTCCTTAGTAGGCTTTACAGGTGCTTGTGCAACTCCTCCATTTTGGATTTGTTGGTATAACTCAGCCATTTGCTGTCGTTCATTATTCAAGGCTGTGTAGACTGTTTCGACTTCTTTCTTTTGTGCCGCAACTTCCTGCATACCTTGTTGGACGTACTCTTGTCCACTATAGCCTTGCTTTAAGTCATCTAAGGTTACCTGTCTCTCTTGTCCATCTACCTTGACAAAATGTAATTCAGGCTCTTCTTGACTTGGCTCATCTATGAGGTCTTCGTCATCCGAGTCAGAAGCTTCAATTTCTTCAGCTTCCTCCTCTTCTTCAACTTCTTCAGTTTCAGTTTCAGCAGTAGCTTCTACTTCTTCAATAGCCTCTTCCGTTTCCTGAACTTCTAAAACTTCTTCAGTTGGTTCTTCACTTGGAGCAACAATGCTCTCTACAGCATCCTCTATGGTGCTGATTGGTTTGGTTTCAGTTGTGTCTTTTGCCACGATGCTGTCTCCTATTTCTTACGTTTGCGATTTAGCATTATTTCATCGGTATGTACCGAGTCGAAGTAATCCTCAATCATCCTCAAAGCACGTATAACATCATGTGCTTCCCCTCGCTGTTCCTCTGTGGAATCAGCGTTTACGAACACAGCAACTTGCTGATTCGTGATTTCTGTTATGACCAATTTAAACGTATCATCAGCCTGTAATGTCTTTATCTTAGCAGATTTTTCTACTATTGATAGCTTTTGTGCCATTAGTATCTACCTCCCTCTACTGCTTGAGCAGGTGATTCTTGAGGGTATCTTGGCTCTGCTTGAGCTTGTTTAATCTTAGCTGTATCAACAGATTGTCCGTATCTTCCGAGTATTTCTGCAGCTTTAATAAGCAATTCTTGGTCTAGCTTATCACGCTCTCTGTCATCAATTGCTAGAGCTTTCTGAGCATCAATTTGCGCTCTAAGCATATCCATTTCAGCTTTCTTATCAGCCTTATACTGTTCAGCTTGTACAAGAGCCTCACCATCAGACAGTTGTGGATTCTGTTGCGCCATCTGTTGTTGCTGTTGAATTAACTGTTGCTCCACTTCAGGAGTCATTGGGTTAAAGTATCTATCAACATTGCGTACACCCTGTAATGCTAACATATCACCAAGAGTATTTCTAATGCCTGTCATACTGACCATACCATTTGATACTCCATAGGTTTGCCATATCTGCATCTGTAATTGTAGAGCTTGACTAAGCGCAGTATGTCTCTCACCCTCTTGACCTGTTCCGACACCTACATTTACTGTCATATCCATGTCTATGTTCCATACTCTAGGGTCAATAGGTTGAAATTGTCCATGTAAACGCATCATTGTCTCTTCACAGCTATTTTCTACTAATAGGTTTAGCATTAACCTAAATAAACGTTTCATGCCTCCCTCGGCAATATTTCGAGCCATGACCTCTATCTGTGCTGAACCTTGTTGAGCTTGTAATCTAGCTGCTGTGGCTGACGTGTTCTGTAAGGCATCAGGGTCTAAACCCATAGAAGCTCTTGTAACACCTGTTTTAGCTTCTATAGCATCATCCATGTATTGCATTGCTGTTAATACCTGACCTGCTACAAATGGTGTAGCTATATCTACTAGAGCTTGAGGAGATTTCAGTCTTACGAGTCCACCAATCTCATTGTTCATTAAATCGTCTACATTGACCTGTCCTTGTACATAACCCTGTCTAGGACTGTTTGTTAACGCTACGTTGTCCATCATTCCTCTTAACATCGCTGTAGAAGAGTCTTGGTCATTCATAATAAGGTCTGCGACACTACGTCCAAAGAATGTATGAGGTTCAGGGTCAACTTCAAAGACTGCAAAAGGTACATCACCATAAGGCTCACACTCTAAAAGTTTGTCCTCACCACCAGCCAGTAACAATCTGTACATGGTAGCAACTCCAGTACCTTCTTTATCTATCTTCATATAGGCTTCAGTAACAGTAACTTTTTTCATTGAAGGGTCTTCTGTGTTTTGCTCTTCATCTTGCTCATATCCTTGACGTTCAAACGATTCTGAGTCTGTGTACGAATCATCTGAGCTAAGACCTGATAATTCTGAAATTTCATCAAAATCATAACCCATAGAGACTAGGTCACTAACTCTCATTTCTGTTCTATGTGCAACTATGAATGCATCATCAACACTTTTAGCATTTCTATCTACAATAAATTCTTCAGGAGGTACACCCTCAATCTTTAGCTCACCTTTTTTCTTTTCATGGCTTACCTTTAACGAATGTTGTGGAGTTTCTACTTCTAACCCCATTTCGTCAGTTTCCATATCAATTTCAGTTGAATGTTCAATGACTGTTACGTCTTCTTCATTGACAATAGCCATCATCTCTTCTTCAGTAACATTACTGTACGAATGAATAGTAGCCTCAGTATTATCTTCCCACCATATCTTTAGAACACCTGTTTTTTTAACTAAGGCATCGTGAATAGCATCATTTAATAATCTGTAACCATCTAATTGTTGAAACTTCCAATGAGCGTATTTGGTTGCTTGTTCAGCTCCTTGTACATCCTCTTGACTTGTAGGTACAAACTCCACAGGGTTCTCTGAAGATAAAAATACACGCATAAGACTAGGCTTAATCGCTCTAATCGTGTCTCTGACTTTGGTAGATACTATTTTTGAACGTCCATCCTCTTGTCCTATGTCTGTTTCGCCTTCAAAGTAGCGTTGAGACTTAATTCTGTCATCAGCTATCTCACTCTCAACAAAAGAAATTGCTGATTGTAAAGCATCTTTTGCTATTGATTGGACTTCATCTTCTGTCATTGCTTTTAATTCTGCCATTTTATTGTTGCCTATTTAATAAGTTTGTAAGTTCTTGCATCACTTTAGCGTTTACATCAGTATCTTCTGATAATTGAGTAGCTGAATTTGCAGGTGATACTGTTAGTTTAGAAGCTAAAAACTCTGCTATTTGAAGTCGTTGCTCCTGTGTAGTTTCTCCATTTTTAACAGAGTTGTACAATATTTTAAAGTTAGCTCTTGCAGCTAGTCCTTTTGACCCCAACAAAGCATTAGCTAATTCCTTCATAATTATCTGTTTGCGTTTACTTGTTATAAATTTAGTCTGTAATAAAGCTTGTATAGCCTCTCTACCTGCTAAAACTGGTTGCACACCTAGCGTTCTATTCACTACCCCTGAATCTGTTCTCTCTGAAATTCTTTGTAAAACATTTGACCTCACAGCAGTTTGTGAACCTTTCTGTACAGATGCACGTAAACTTAATGCAGCTTCTGCCATATCAAGCATCTTTGTAACGCTTAAAGCTTTCTTGTCACCTAAAATTAGCTTTATTTTAGTGCCTGCTGAATCACTTGACAACGTTTTTAATAGGGTAGACATTTTGTTTAAATCTATCTCAGGACTATTAATTGTTTTCTTTACATCAGCAAGAATATCATCAATTTGTAGTCGCAGACCAGTTTGTGCCATTTCCATTTCAGCATCACCTGCATCTTCAAGCGCACGTTTTAAGTGTCCTCTTTTTACTGTCGTGTCTAAAGCCATTGCACCCATATCTAGTGCATTTTCTCGTGTTATCTTATCTTGACCTAATTTAAGAGCCTTACGATATTCAGGATTCATCTTTTTTAATAAGTCTGCTAATTCTTTACGTTGACGCTGTGCTAGTTGTGCTAATTCAGACATGCCCGGCACTATACTGCCTACTTGTGGCACTCCTGGAGACTTATATGCAATATGACTTAAAGCTCTTTTAATAGCATCGAGTTGCGTCATATTTAAGTTTTTAATTTTTGTTAATATTAATTCTCCATTTTTATTTGCGATTAAATCATAATCTATTTGTGCAGTAGGTAATTCAGCATCTTTTAATATTAGGTTTGCCCTTTTTATAGCTGCTTGTTTAAGCGATTCATCCATCCTACCAAGAAGCTTTAATAATTCCTTACCTTCTGCACCTTTGTAATTTACTTTAAACTCAAACGCTTTTTTATATGCTCTTGTTCGTTGTGGAGACGAGTGTTGAGCAGCTATTTTTTTAAGCTCGATTGCGTCTAAAGGAACACCATCATCTACTTCTAATTTAGCAATATTTCTATTTAATGAACTCTCCACACCCCTTGATACTGTTTGTAATCTATCTCCAACCATGTGACTTACCTGTGAAGCACCTTGTCCACCTGATGCAGCTATTGCATCCAATACAACAGTTATAGCTTCATCAGCATCGGGAATTTGACCTTGACTACCACCTAGCTTTAATTTTTGTACTAAAGAGTTATAATCAGCGTGTATATCAGTTACTGTGTCTCTAATTATGTGTGCAGCTTTTCTTGAAACCCCAAACAAGTCTATGATGTCTTTTAGACTTCTGTCTTTTAATCCATGTTTCAGCCTTGTCCATGCTATAGAGGCAACATCAGTAACACCTTGTGCAACTCCTCCTCCAATAGTTCCCCAACCAGCACCTGATATCCCTTGATAAGCAGTATTCTCAAGTCTCGTATTTTGTCCACCTGTTTCATCTGCACCCTGAATACCCGCACCTGATACTGTACCTTCAGTTAATCCAAATGTACCACCAGTTCCCATAGCAGTCGCATATCTCCATAAAGGAGGTAGTCCTTGTATCCATTTATAAAGTCTTTGTGTGGCAGCTATACTTCCCAAAGGAATTGAACTTGTTATAGTTCCTCCTACTCTAAGACCTGTATTCCAGTTAGGATGTTGTTTAGCAAAGGCTTCTTGTAACAGACGAGTTTTTTCCATAGCCTCCTCACCATGTACAGCACCAACTGTCTCATCCAACGACTCACCTGCAAAAATATACCCTGAAACGAACGAGTTTAATCCCGCCTGAATAGGAATATTACCAAGATGTTTACTATTCGCAATTATTTGCCTATGTTCTGCTACCTTTAGTTTTGCCTGATTATCAAGATTTTTTGCTTTTTGTTCCTCTGTATATTCAATTGTTTTTGCTTTAAGTTCAGGCTTTTCGTTAGGGAACTTTTCATTATAGATTTTCCACAATGCTCTAGCATCCTCCTCATTATCTGCAAGAGTTGCATTCTTAATCGCTAATTCAAGCTCTTCCTTAGTAAATTCCATTATCCACCTGAATATTTCATAATTAAGTTTATCTCTTCTTGTGTCCACCCTTTTTCTTTGGTTGGAACACGCATCATAGACTCTACATCATAACGTGGCACTTCTCCAAAGTGTTTAGCGTGTGTATCAAAGTATCCACTATCAATTTTCTCGTTGTATTTTCTTAATCCATCAAGATACGTGTCTAATCTGTACTGAGTTAGGTATTTAAGTGTGTCTATAGTCATATTAGGTAGACCTGTCATAACACTTATTAAGAAATCTCTCTCTGCAGGTGTGTCAAGTCCTCTAGCTCCAATACCTAGTGTATTAATCATTGGGAATACATCACTACCTGTCATTACTTTCAATATTTCTGTTTTAGTTAATTGCTCGTATGATACTGTAGCACCTTTGTTCAATGAGGTTACTACTCTAGCCATCTGAGTTAACAGAGGTTGGAAAATACCTGTAAATGCAGGTGTACCTTCCTTTAAGTCTCCACTTTCAAGTAAAGACATTAAACCATTAAGTTTCTCAATTTGCACAAGTGCTGAATCAACCTCTTCAAATATTTCTGTATTCTTTGTAGCGTAATTTTTCATCATTTCAACAACGTATGTACTTTCAGATTTATCACCAAGGTCAATACTAACACCTTCACCTGAAGCATTGGTTTCAAAGAAGTCCATCCATTCTTGTGACCCTTCTACTAAACCTATTTCTTTTGCTATTAGCTTCAATGTCCTAAACTTATCTGTCTGACCATCATCTGCGACAATTCCAGTAAGTAACTTATAACTACCCTCATCAAATTCTTCTTGTGTAATCGCACCTGAGTCTAAACGAACTTTTAAATCTGCCATTTTTTGTTTATATTCAGCAGGATTACTGATACCTAATACTTGTAACTCACCATCAGTAGCTTCAGGATTGTTTTTAAGCCATGTAAGTTTTTTCTCAAACGAAGCTGGTGTAGTTGCTATACCAATTAAAGCTAGTTGATTCGCATTAGCATCAGGGTTGTCTGAAAGCCATTGCATCTTCTCCATGAATAGACTTTGACCCGGCATTGCGATACCAAGAGCCGCTAATTGCTCATCTGTAGCATCAGGGTTCTCTTTAAGCCATGCAAGTTTCTTCTCAAATACAGCATCATCAGTCTTCGTAATACCTAGCATTTGTTTTTCTTCATCTGAAGCATCAGGATTGTCTTCAAGCCATTTCATTTTCTCTGCAAATGAACTTAATTTTTCTTCAACTGGTAATACAATACCTGCTGCAGCTAGTTGTTCTGCTGTTGCATCAGGATTTTCTGATAGCCATTCAAGTTTTTGTAAAAACACAGCTTCGGTTGCAGGTGTAATACCTGCTGCAGCTAGTTCTGCATCTGTAGCGTTAGGGTTATCTCTAAACCAATTCATTTTCTCCATAAAGGCTGAAGGAGTTGTTTGTGTAATGCCTAACATCTGTTTTTCTTCGTCTGTGGCATTAGGATTGTCCTGTAACCATTGCATTTTTTCTGCGAATGCACTTGGTTCTTTAACTTTCATAGCTAAAGAGAGTGCATCTGTTGGTGACATTATTCCATTTTTAACCATTTCAGCTAAATCAACACGTCCATTTGGATATTTGTCTGACACCATACCTAAAAGGTGTGCAACAGTCTCATTCTGTTTATTTGTTAGCGATGATTGGTCTTGTAATTTTTTAATTCTTGATTCAAAAGAAGCGTGGAGGTTATCATCAGGCTCAAAACGTAGGGTATTAAACCCTTGACCCATTCTATAGACCTGTTCTTGACTCATGCCTTTGAACAATGAGTTACTAATATTACTCATAAATCCACCACCACCTTGTGGTTGGTTGTTAGAAGCTACTTGCGTAGGCTGTTGTTGTTCGTCTTTATTGCCTAATAAGCCTCCCATTAGACTACCTAAAAGAAGTTGTCCTACTCCTAAACTCATCTTAACCTCCAGTATAACTATTAGACATTGCTGTCAAGTAGTCAAATATTCCATTCTGTTTTCTTTCTTGTGTACTTACAGTTCCAACATTTGGAGTATTACCAAGTGCTGAATTAACATATCCTAACCCAGCTATTGGATGATTTTTAAACCCTTGGAACTGAGCATTAGCAGCATCCATTAGTGCTTGTTGCATTGCTTGTTGGTTCAGACCTTGCTGATTCAAGTTATTATTGACTGTTTGACCCATTCCAAAACCAAGATTAGAGATGTCAGCTAATTGCCCAGCAGCTCCCATTCTCTGTTGTTGAGCTTGTAAGTCTGTTGATTGGTTGGCTAATTGACTTTGTTGAGCCAACTGTTGAGCATTTTGAAAACCAGCTTGTCTTAAATTTGCCGAGGATTGTCCTAACATATCAGCTACTCCTCTGCCCATTTCACTCATGGCTATACCATGTCTTGAACCACCAAAGGCTTTAGCATGTTGAGCTTGTGCGCCTAACTGGTCAAGTCCTATGTTTGCTCCTCTCAATATATCAGCTTGGTTTGCATCAACAACCTGTTGAGTATATGGGTTCATATATGGAGCTAATTGTGATTGTGATAACGCTCCAACCGATAATGGTTGATAACCAATTCCTTGAGCTGAACCCATACCAGCACCTTGTATTCCCTGTGCCGCTAAACTATTAATATTTGGAGGAGTTGTTTGACCTCCCGGTGCTTGTCCTGCCATCTTAAAATCCTCCTCTGCCAGTTTTAGGGTTGTAGGTCATTCTGTAATTTTTCCCTGATGCCATACTACCTTTTGCTCTACCTTCTTTTTGGTCTTTATAATTTTGTTGTATTTGGTGTCTAAGTCTCGCTTGTGCCTCTCCTGATTGTGTTGCCTGATAAGCTGCCATGTTAGGGTCTGTTAACTTACCACGAGTGACATTTAAGTCATCCATAATTTTAGCTGTTGCTACTGGGTCTTTCCAACCACTTGTGGTGTGTACTTGTGGTGTAGTTGGGTTATGAGTAGGATTAGCACCTCCCCTAAAACCTCCACCCATGCCCGGCCCTGACCATCCAAAATCTATAGGTGCTACTTGATTTCCAAATAGACTATTATAAGCTGCCATGTTGTCAGGATTAGAAGCTGTAAGTTCTGCTAGAGCTTGGTCATACAATGGAATCGAACTATAACCTCTCATACCATTGTCATACGTTGTAGGTGTTGGCATACCACTTGTAGCTGTTAAGCTACTATTAGGGTCAAGTAAACCAAACGCTTTTGCAGTCTCTATATTGTTATTCATAGCAGCATTCTGTGTATCTGTAAACGCTGCCACTTGCGGCCCATAGTAAGGCATGTACTCAAGTTGTTGAACAGCTTCAGCTCTTTGTAGGTTTCTAGCTGCTGGGTCTCTTATCCAATTAGGTACAGTTGTCTCTGTTGTTGTGGTTTTTCCACCACCTTTTCCACCACCACCACTCATGTCAAAACTCCTTTAATAATGTTGTATTTTGCTCTGACCATCCTCTAGACTCTAGCACTTTTTTCCATCCTCTACGACCTGCTATGGTCATTCCATCGCACCCTTGTGCCTTTCCCCAAGTAACAGCGTCATCGTGCATGTCTGTTATTTGCTTAATTCCATGTCCTTTATCCCCTCCTGCTAGGAAGACATGTAGAACTTTTTTATTAGGATACACTACAATCTCTGTTACTGCACATCCGTTTGACCCCACCCATAGTTGCATGTGTCCACTTAACACCCCATCTACTATGTCTTTAAAGTCATGTGTATCCCCACCTTTTCCAAGTGCAGACTGTATCCATTTCTGACACTCTAATAATTGTAATCCTATACTCATGGGTCTAATTCTAATTTTACCCAAGCACCATTCTTTGATACTACTACTGTGCCTTC